GGCTTTACAGGTTTCGGCTATTATCCCAAGTCAGGGTTCATGCACATTGACACGGCAGAGCCGCGTAGCTGGGGGACACATTGGCCGCTATCCCCCACATCGTGGCCCACAGAGCCGCCACGACAGCCTGAAAAGCTGTCCGAAGACACGGACGCCAAAGCAGCCGCTGGTGCCGGTGTAGCGGGCGCTGTGGCCGTTGCCGCTGACTATCTGCCGGTGTTGGGCCAGTTGGCACCCACGGCGCAGCTTGTAGCCGTTGTCGTGGCTGCTGGGTTCATTGGGTATATGCTGTGGCGGCGGTCGCGTTAATCCGGCGCTGGGCAAGCGCAATCATTGCAGCGCTGGTCCTACTGGGGGCTGCGTTGCTTTACCGCAAAGGCAGGCAAGATGCTGACGATGCAAACACGGCGCAAGACTTCAACGAGTACGTCGGCGCGCGCAGGCGCATGGATGCGGTTGATTTCCCTGATAGCGATGCTGACGTGGATCGCTGGCTGCGCGACCGGGCCAACAGGAGCGATCTGTGACGCAACGGCTGCCCTACGCACGCATCATGCGCAGGCTTTACTCAAGGATGGTGGGCCGATATCGAAAAGGTCGGGCGCGCAGTTAATCGCCACGATAGACGCAGGATGCGGCGGCTGACATGAAGCTATCAGCTACACAGACGGGGCGCGCTGGCGAATACTTTGTCTGCGAACTGCTGGAGCGGCACGGCATAGAAGCGACCCGCGTTGACGGCATGTTTGATGTGCTGGCCGTTATGCCATCGGGCCGCAAGATCAGCGTCGAGGTGAAGACCTGCGGCTCTCCCTCAAGAAACAGAGCGCAATTCTGAGTCGGCAAGGGCGAACCCGATGTCTACGCCTTTGTTTACTACACGGTCAGATTGGTGCGCTTCATTCCGACATCAGATGTCCGAATGTCTGGGGCAAAGATATACATCCGGGAATCACAGTTCACCGAAGAAAGACAGGCCGACGACATCAAAATGATGGTCGGCCTGTAGTTTTCTATTGCAGCCCCTGATGGCTCTGTTAATCAGGCGTTCGTGGGCGGCGTCCAACTCAACAACATACTTGCGATGCGATGATATGATGGCTGATTGGGACGGGCAAGCTACCGAATGCGCTAACATTTTCACTTGCGCCGCCCACACGATCACTCCCCCAGTTCGCCTCCGAGAGCCATGTATCCGCAGGCGTCCACGCTGCTATCGTGATGCGGTCCGTTGCGCAGGCGGGCGATCTTCAAGAGCGCCATCATGTGGCACACGTCGGACGGCGACATGTGAAAGCCAAGGTAAGCCGACCACATCTCGGAGATCGCCAAGAACGATTCATGCGGCGTGCCGTAGTGTGATTGGCGTTCCCCGTTGATAAGGCCGTCGGCCTCTTGCAATATCTCAGTTCGCTTTTTCATCGTGTTCTCCAGTTTCATTTATCCAAGTCTCCAATCGCGCGCATAGCAATCCCCGCCAGCAATGCAATCTCCTCTGCGTCAGCGCGGGCTGGGCTGCCTCTGGCGGCGTCCAGGCGCATGATGTCAGCCTTGCGCGCGATCCGCGTCAGCGCCGCCCGCAGCGTGATGTCCTTGGCAGCGGATTCCAGATTATTCTCCATCAAATGTGACCCTCAATTCGGCAAGGGCCGCGTTTACTTCTGACTGGATGTGGCGGTGGTCGTCAGGAAGCTGATCCGCAGGCAAGCCAGTGAGTTCTTCGTCTGTTATGTCCAGCCAATGCGAGAGACGCTCAAGTCGCTTTATGACTTCCGCATGGCTGGCTTCCAGTTCCGCTGCATATAACTCGGCCTCCTTTGCATCGTGCTTTGCGGCATTATAGAGTTCCCTGTAGTCAATTGATGTTCCCACCAGCCGCCGCGTCAGAGCGGCTAGGTCTTCGTCGCTAATTGGCCTGCGGCCTTCGGGTAGCTGCCACTTAGTCATTGTAGCCTCCCCGACAAAGCATCACGCCTCCTCCGCCCACATGCAGAACGACGCGCGATCTTGGCCGTCGCGGGCGTAAACAAGAGCCTTCGCCAGCGCACCGTCGCGGAACAGCCGGTCCAGCGCCGGCCGAACAACAGGCACATCTTCGCCAACCTCACGCGCAATCTTTGCTGTCGTGCCGTATCCCAAAGCAAGAACCGCTGCCATCACGATGCCGTCAATGGTTTCGGGGTTGCCATCCGTAAACACTGCCGTCTCGTTCCGGCTTGCGTGAACCGCGACCCACGGCGTTGCCGCGCTGTTGGGGTGCGTGTTCGGGATCAGCTTGGCAGTAACGATGTCGCCCTCCTCCGCATTGATCGCCCGCGTCACCGTTGGCGGGATAAACACTTGCTCGCCAGTGTCCGTCCGCGCGCCGAATGCGGAGTCGGCATCGAGAACCCGTGAGATGTAGATTTCTGAAACTTGCATGATCGTGTCCTTTGTTATGTTGTTGACTCTGCGTGGATGTCACGCACCATTTCTGTGATGTATTCGGCCACTGATGCGCAGCCGACCTTGTCTGTCTCCACCGCAAGCCAGTCCAGTTGTTCCGGTGTCAGCCCCAGCAGGATGTCGCTCATAAACCCCAGCTTGATGCGGCGGTTAGCGAACAAGTATTTCACCTGCTGGCGCGGTGATGCTTTGACCTTGCGCGGCGGGATCATGCCCGCCTTGCGGGCCTCGACGACGCCGCGGACGACTCTGTTGTATCCGAGGCCCGTGGCCAGTTGGATGGCAGCGTGGCTGTGGCCTGCCCTGTGCATTTCTGCGACGATGTTGATTTCTTTTTCAGTCATGTTGTTTCCCTTCTATCCGCTCAAGCGTTAACCACGCATTCAGGTATCTACCTTGCAGCTTCAGGTGTTCCTCCTCGGACAAACGGGAGGTGTGCTTTGACCCAATGCCTCTGCGTCTTTCTGCAAGTGCATCATCAAGTGCGGCGTAGACGGTGTACGATTCAGATGCGTTCAACTTAATTGACATTTTTCTATCCTCTCAGTTTTGCAAAAGTGGCCGTGCCACCGGACGCAGGAAAGGGATGCCTGTATCGCGGCAGTATGCGTCGACAGGCTGGCCCCAGAGTTCTTCCAATGCTTCGACCATCGCGGGCATCTGGTCGCAGACTGCGTGGGTTTTGCCGGTGATGTGGCCGACTTCCATGCTGCCAATGGCGAAGATGATAATGTATAGTGATGTCATGGTTTTTCTCCTTTCAGTTCTGCGTCGGCCTGTGCCTTCTGGATCCGGGCTGATGCTACTGTGAAATAATCGGCGTCCATTTCAATTCCGATAAATCGCCGTGCGGTGTTTGCCGCTGCAACGCCTGTTGTCCCGCTGCCCATCGTAAAGTCCAGCAAGGTTTCACCTTCGTTGGTGTAGGTGCGGATCAGGTATTCCATCAGCGCGACGGGTTTTTGCGTGGGGTGGACAGTGCCGCCTTGAGACGCTATTTCTAAAGTTCGCCGAGGATAATTTGTAAACTCTTGGAAGTTTTCTTTTCCGCTGTTACCGTAACATCCGCCATTCCCACCGCGACGAACGGTTTTTCCGTGGGGTATCAAACCTTGAGGATTGTAAGCAGGTTGGTGACAGTAAAAAACAAGAACATCTTCGCTGTCTGACATAGGCATACGTTTAGCATTTAGATGCCCCGTCGCCGCTGTTTTTTTCCAAACCCAACAATACTTAAACATCCCGACATTCGACATCACCAGCGCCGAGGTAAACGGCTGCGAAGCCATCAACACAATCGCCCCGTTCGGTTTCACGATCCGCTTGAGTTGTGCCCACATCGGTTCAAACGGAATGACCGAATCCCACTTGCAATTTGTCGTTCCATACGGCGGGTCTGTGCAGACCATATCAACCGACCCATCCGGTATGCCCTGCATCACTTCCAGACAATCACCCAAGTGCAACATCATAGCGCCCCCTCAGTAGCCATTGCCAGCGCCGTGAACAGGGCAGCAGCTTGGGCAAAATCGTTTGGTGTGATGTTTTCTTTGCTTAGATAAACATACACACGACCGTTCAACTTCTTGCCGACAACAAACGGCCCATAGACACCCTCCTTGACCACCAGCTTTACCTGACGCTCAAGGCAGGGGTGCAGGTTCACCTGGCGGGGGCCCTCGGTTTGAACTGTCAAGTATTCCTTGACAGTTGAGTCCGGGTCCAACTCGCCGTCGGCAAGCATCAAAGCCTCCACCGCCTTCGCCAGCTTGGCCTCCAGTTCCTCAATGCGGTCGGCTTGTGC